CCATCGTGGAAAAACACCGAGTCGTCGCCATCACAATAAAGCGCGAAGCGATGGCCGATGTGCCTGCCGAAAGCGGCCAGCATACCTCCCATGAGGATGCAGTTGCCGTAAGCGGTATTGGCATCACCGGACATGCGTCCGCCGCGGGACTCGTACCCGGCGGCGAACTCGCCCGCGTCCGTCTTGCACTTGAAAGTACCCCTGTTGTTGAGCTGCATTCGCAACAAACGTCCAACGTCCCGCGCTGTGCTGACCGAGCGGATGTATCCATGCTCAGCTTGCAGTAGTGGTAGCCCGACGTGCGCGTCAAACCTGCTGGCGTCTAGCTCAATAGTGTGCTGGAAACCTAGGTCGTGCAACTCACGCAAATCTCTGGCGCGAGCTCGAGGATTCTTGTTCTTCGCAAAATGCGGCCCGGGGCACCACACGTCCCGGGCTGAATAAGTGGCGTGCTCACCACGCCTAATCCGAGCTGCTAGCGCGAGAGTATACTCCTTTGACCGGAACTGAATAGCTCGACAGTCTGGATTCACCTTGTCTGGGTTGAACCTGATGCCTTCCTGCTTAATGAACATTTTCACTTTAGCATCTGTTGTGTACACCAAGTCTCCCCTCCTCATCAGTTCCTTCTCTGCACGCTGGTAAGCTGCGCGCTTCTTTGCATCCAAGTGGCGGTAGATGTCGCTATACGCACACTGGCCGTGCTTCCCAACAGCCCGGCTCAAAAGAGCGAGCTGGGGATGGAGCCACTGCTCGACGAAGGCAGCGTTGGGGGACGGCACGCATTTCCCCACTCGACCGATTAGAGCGTTTATGTGATTGCACGCACAAGCTTGGTGCATGTACCATGATTTGACCTTAGTCAGAGGGTCATCTATCAGAGGTGAGTGGTACATACGCTCTTTTCCGTCGCTCCGGCAGGCGAAGTGGCCCGAAACCCAGCGAATGGTCAGATGCTGCGAGTTGGCACACGTTGTCGTAAAGGGTAGTTGAGCGATACG